TGTATGGAGTGCGGAGTTGATGTACAACTTGGAAAACAATATTGTTGCTTTGGTTGTTTTGATTCATCTAATAGGTAGCGCCTAAATGATTTTTATTGACTTATAACCTACGTTAAAACGTGGGTTTTTTTATTTTGCTATCTTTACAATATGGATAGCAACCAAATTGGATGTCTTGCTGAATACAAATTTGCAACTGCTGCAATGGAGAAAGGCTTTTATGTTTCATTTCCTTTACTTAATACTTCGAGATATGATTGCATTATTGAAACACCAAAAGGATTGCTTAAAATACAAATTAAATCAGTTCATAAATTAACAAAAAGGCCTAGAGTTTTTTTGAGAGATACAAAACTAAAAAATTACAAAACTAAAGACGTGGATTTTTTTGCTATTTACTACAAAGAAAAAGACGGATTCTTTATTTTAAAAAATGACGGCAAACAAAAATCAATTGAATTAACATCGCCTAAATATTTAAAATTTTTTAATAACTTTGCAGAACTTTAAATGTTTTGAATTTTGTTTTCCAACGAAAAGGCGTCGCAATCTAATGTGGCGCTTTTTTTTTATCTTTACAAAAATATTCATAATATGAAACTAAAAATCAAACAATCTATTTTAAAAGGAGACAAGCGTTACAATGAAGGCGATGTTATAGAGTTAGACGCAAATACTGCTAAGAATTGGATTAAAAAAGGTTTAGGATCAAAAATATCTAAAAAGAAAGAAAAGCAAACCTTTGAAACAAAAGAACTAAAGGTTGAATTTAAAGAAATCAAATCAGATGAGACAAATTAAAATTAACGCAACAACCGGAAATGAAATATTAACGGCGCAAAATGTTAAAGATTATGTTCGTATTGATACAAGTGCGGATGATAATATAATTACCGCAATGATTTCTCAGGCTCGTATTTGGTGCGAAAATTATATTTCAAGAGATATTGTTCCAAAAAATAGAACGTACTACCTGGACACAACAAACGGATTGTTTGATTTACCTTTTGGGCCAATTGCTAGTGTTTCAGAGGTTACAATTAACGGAACTGCTACAACTGACTATGAAATTATTGGTTTAGATAATGAAACTATTGAACTAGACGGAGGCTTTGCCGAAAGAGTTAAAATTACATATGTAACTTTAGGAATAAATGATTCTTTAGTAAAACAAGCGATGTTGCAACTTATATCAACCTATTATGATAATAGAGCAGATTTTACAATTGAGCAAAACAATGTTGCAGAAGTACCAACATCGACAAGAAAAATTTTGACGTCTTACAAAACTATGTTTATTTAATGGATGCCGGAAAACTAGATTCTAAAATAACAATAAAACGATTAGTTAAATCGTCAGATGGTTTTGGCGGTTATAATTCAACTTTGTCAAATATTGCAACCGTATGGTGTAATTTAAAGCAGATTAGCGGAGATATAAGCGACAAACTAGGAAAAAGAACACAAGACGTTCAAGTCGAAATAATGATGCGTAAAAATACCGCAGATTTAATTCAATTGGGAGATATATTTATTTTAGAGGGTGGATCTCAACAATATCGCATAAATGAAAAGTTTGAGTTTGATTTGGATTTTTATACTAAATTATTAGCAACAAAGTCTAAGTAAAATGAATATTAAAATCGACCAATCAGATTTGGCCCAACTTAAAAAAAAGTTAGACAATTTGCGTTCCTTTGATAAAAATACATTATCAAAAGAACTTGGAACGGCCGGTTTAGATATTGCACGAATTGCAAAAAAAAATGTAGCGTCTGATTATGGTACGCTAAGGCAGTCAATAAAGTCAGAAAAAAAGGGTAAAACTGTTGAGGTAATAGCGGGAGCAAAATATGCGCCTTATGTAGAATTTGGAACGGGTGCATTTGTAACTTTTGATGATATGCTAGAATTAGGAATACCGAAGAGTTACGCAGCACAATTCAAAGGCGCCAAGCCAGGTTATATGAAACCTCAACCATTTTTCTTTGGCTCTGCTAGAATAGGTCTAAAAAAATTATTAATGCGCTTAAATGGCGAAATTAAAAAAGCAATAGAGTAAGATGTTAGAAGCAATTCATTATGTTAGAAAAGCAATTATCGCAAAGTTAAACGGCAATGTTTTAATTAATAGCGTTGCAGTTCCGGTTTACAATCGTATTCCAACGGATGCAACATACCCATTAATAAGAGTTTATTCAGTTTCAACAGACGAAACAGACCAAAACCAACAATCTTTTAACACCGAAACAATAACACGAATTGAATGTATTTCAAAATTCTATTCAGATGATGGCGGACAATTAGACACAAATTTAATGGTTTCACAATGTCTTGAAAATGTAAGAACAAGATCATCAAACTACATTGATATAGCTACTGACGGATTTAATGTTTATACAAGTGTAAACAATGGCGTTACTTACTTAGAGGATGATTTATCAGATTCAACTTATTTTAGAGGTGTAATTGAATTATCAAATAAAATTGAACAAATTTAAAAAATGAGACAAATAAACAAAATAATTATACATTGTAGCGCTACGCCTGAGGGTAGAAAAACAAGCGCCGAAGAAATAAAGAGTTGGCACTTAGAAAGAGGTTTTTCTGATATTGGTTATCATTATATTGTCCATTTAGACGGATTAATTTCATATGGTAGAAACGTTGAGAAAATTGGCGCACATTCAAGAGGTCAAAATAAAATGTCAATAGGCGTTTGTTATATTGGAGGTTTAGATGAATCTTTAGACGCTAAAGATACTAGAACGCCACAACAAAAAGAAAGTCTTTTAATCTTGTTAAAAACACTAAAAAAAATGCATCCTAAAGCGGTTATTTATGGCCATAGGGATTTTAGCGAAAAGGCTTGTCCGAGTTTTGATGCGTTTGATGAATATAAACTTATTGAGTAATGCCGAAAAAGAAATTTAAAGACACAAAGGTTGGTCAATTTATTTTAAATAAAATACCTGGATTTGTTGGAGACGTACTTCCGGAAAAAGGGGTTTTAGGAGTTGTTAAAAACTTAATAGACAACGAGTCAAGCATTTCGCCTGAACAAAAAAAAGAATTAAATGACGAACTGATTGAGTTTTATAAACTAGAGGTTGCCAATAGGGATTCAGCAAGAAAACGAGAAGTTGAAAAGGCTAAATCAGGAGGCTTTGACTTAATGTTTAACTTAACCGGTGTTATTGGATTAGGCGCCTTTTCTTTTATTATTTATGCGATTGTGTATTTGCAAATTCCTGAATCTAACAAAGAGGTTTGGATTCATTTAATTGGTATTTGTGAAGGAATTGTATTATCTATTTTTGGCTACTTTTTTGGATCTGCCGTTAGAAAAAATGATTAAAAATCTATAATTTTAATTTTTGTATTTTTGTGAATATAAAATTAAAATAAAAAAAATGGCGTCAGATTTATATTATTCTAGTGAATTTCAAAAATTATCATTCGGAGACAAGGGTTTAAGAGTAATAGCTGCATCAGCTACATCTTTAGCGGGTGAAAACTTTTGTGCAATTCAAGCAATAGAATCTTCAGTAATTTCTTGTGACATTGATACCATAGGAGGCGATACTTCAATAAGTTCGTTATCTATGAGTACCGGTGTTGTTATTTATGGAAACTTTGATGATGTTAGCGTTGCAAGTGGTAAGGTTATTTGTTATTTAAGATAAAAGTATATGATTGGATTAGGTCTAAATTTACAAATCAATCAAAAAAGTATTTTTTACTCTTTAATAGTTCAAAATTACGTTGCAAGAGTTATTGCTGACGGCGGAACAATTGAGGCAATTGATTGCGTACAATCAAAATTGTCTTTGTAAAAAATAACATAATAAATAAAACTTTAAAAATATGTCTTTAGCGGATCAAGCAAGTCTTTTATTAATCCCTAGTGGTTACAAATCTCAAAAACTTTATTCTATATTTCCTACAAATGGAGTAGGAGATTTTGATTTTTCACGAAGTGGATCAGCCACAAGAATAGCACAAAACGGATTGATAACTACTGTTGATTCAAATGTACCAAGATTAAACTATTCAATGATTGATGGTAAGGTTGTAGGGTGTCCTAGTCTTATTTTAGAGCCAGTTAGGACGAATTTAGAAACTAAAAGTAATGAGTTTTCTACTTGGGGAACAGTTAGCAATACAACAAGAACAGCAGATTATATAATATCCCCAGATGGAACATTAAATGGAACACGATTGCAATTTACTGCTAATGGTTATGTTGCTAACACATCTCAATCATTAGCGACATATACTGTGTCTTGTTATGCGAAAAGAAATGATAATGGCACACAAAATGTTGGTTTTTTTACAAATGGTAGTGGTGTAGTAAATAGTGCTTGGGAAATTACAAGTGAATGGAAAAGATTTACATATACTTACACTTCTAGTAATACAAGTTTTGTTGGAATTGCAAGTAATAGTGGTGCTGATATTTCAGTTTATGGTTTTCAAATCGAACAAGGCTCATATCCAACAAGCTATATCCCAACCAACGGAAGTGCAGTAACTCGTTCAGCAGAAACTGCTAATGGATCTGGAGATGCAGCTACGTTTTCTGACTCAGAAGGTGTTTTGATGGCAGAGATTAGTGCGTTGGCTGATGATAATACAGATAGAAAAATAGGTATTGTTCAAGGTAGTACACAAAATCAAGTTTCAATAGGTTATAGTATTTCTACAAAAAAAATACGAGCAATAAGTTATGATGGAGCAGTAAAAGGTGAAACTTTTACAAATGTTGTTGATGTTTTAAATTCTAATAAAATCGCATATAAATACAAAGATGGAGATAATCAATTATGGGTAAATGGTTTTTTATTAGACACAAACACTAACACTAATATATTAGATGGGGTTACACTTGATAATTTAGGGTTTGATGCTAATGCATCTAATTTCTACGGAAAAACTAAACAACTACAATACTACAATTCAGCATTAACAGATAGCGAACTAGAACAACTAACGTCTTGGACATCTTTTTCAGATATGGCACAAGCACAACAATATTCAACAAAATAAATATGGCAAATACTTTAAATTTAGGAACAGATGGTAATTGGGCAACTAAAGAGGGTAGTACCTTAGCATACAATGACGAGAATGACAACTACAAGCCTCTGCCCTTTACATTCACAAGAGCATCAAGTGCAACTGTTGTAAACAAAGCAGGGTTAATTGAAACAGTAGGCAATGGAATACCAAGAATAGATTTTTTAGGTAATACACAAGGTGCTTTAAAACTTGAGCCACAGAGTACAAATTTAATAAATTATAGTAATTACATAACAAGTATTAACAATGTCACTGCATCTTACAATGCAGCCGAATCTCCAGAGGGAATATTAAATGCTCCTATATTTACTGCTACAAGTACAGATCCTTTGTTTG